TACCAGCCTCTCCAGGGCAGAAACGTATCTCAGGACTTGAAATTGAACGCTCTGCATCACTTGGCTGGAGAAATGCGCACAAGCTCTTTACAGCTGGAATCCCGCTGTCTAAATTGATTCATGTGTTCCATCAAAATGAAGATTTTAAATGGTTGGAAAGAATGGTGAGAGACTTCCAGTATATTGGGTTGTCTCCTGCTAATGATCGAACAACTCAGGAAAAAGTTTCTTGGCTGGACAGATGCATGAATTACGTAACAGATTCAAATGGAGATGCTATAATTAAATTTCATGGTTTCGCTGTTACTTCGCACCTCCTTATGAAAAGGTACCCATGGTATTCTGTTGATTCTGCAAGTTGGACTTTAGTTGCCGCAATGGGTGGTGTGATTCTTCCAGATTTTAATGAACCTTTCCAAAAACCACATCTATTATTTGATGTTTCCTCAAAAAGTTCTGCAATTGGAGATTTAAAGCACATTAATAATATTGCTCCTCAATTAAGGAAAAGGATTTTTTCTTATTTTCAAGAGCAAGGATTCACATCGGAAGCACTGCAAACAGATTACTACACAAGAGCGGCAGCAAATGTGCAATACATGAATAACCTGTCCGCATATTTTAAGCAGCATCCACAAAGATTCATTAACAATTACCAAGGTTTTAATTTATAAAGGAGAACACCATGGAAGAAATCATCATTACGAAAAATAACAAAAGCATAACAATCACCGCAAAAGAATTTGAAGCATTACATTCCACAACAGAAGATGGTGCTGAGAATTACCCAAATTGGGGTTCAGCGCAAACACTTTTTCATAAAATTTTGCAATTGGTGTGAAGTAGCACCTCACCAGGTAAAGGAGAACACCATGGAAAAAGAAGTCACCACCGAGCGAGTTTACAATACTGTTGTCATTAAATCCTGCACATGTGTCCATGAGCAACAGGACAAGTTGTACGGCAAAGGACGCAGAGTTTACAACAAAGCTGGCAATGTTGGGAAAACATTCTTTAGGTGTACTGTTTGCGGAAGGGAGCAAACATGAAACGTATTAAATGTCCTCAAACAGGAATTCGTTGTGGCATTGCAACGTATTGGAAAATTCCTAATCGGTGTCTACGTTGCCCCATATTTTGGAGGTCAACTACATGAGAACTTATTTAGAACATCAACTCCGCAATCCAAAATTGGGTAAGAAAAAAGCCAAGAAATTACAAAGAATCATGCTCAAAATTTATCATTTCGAACGAAAAGCGGAAGATTTAAATTCAAAAGCTATGAGGTTAATTTTGGAGGTATCGGGATGAAAAGTGCTTGTGATTATGAAACTGGTATAAATAAATGCCCTTATTATTATGAAAATGGTTCTTTGTATCCTTTCGATTGTGGTACAGAACTATGGTGCCAAAATTGCTCTATAGAAAGGAAAGCTTATGAAAATTGACAGATTAAAGTTGATTAAAATTTTGAATGCTATGCAACCAGGGCTGGCTTCAAAAGAGAACGTGGAGCAGTCAACATCATTCATCTTTGCAGGGAATCAGATTATTACCTACAACGATGAAATTGCGATCTCCCATCCAATTGACTTTGAATTGGAAGGTGCTGTCATTGCAAAAAAACTGTTGAAATTGCTTGAATCGTTAAAAGATGCTGAACTTGAAATTACGACAACTAATACGGAAATGGCTGTTGCTGGAGCAAAGGACAAAGCCGGCATTAAATTCACATTAAAAACTAACATTAATGAAATCGTGGAAGTTCTGGGTAAAGCAAAGAAATGGCATGATCTACCAGAAGCATTTTGTAATGCAATAAAATTTTGCATCTTCTCTGTCGGCAAAGATTGCACAAAACCAATGTTGACCTGCGTACACATTTCAGATAAGGATATATTTGCTTGTGATGATTACAGAGTCACCAAGTATACTTTTGATGATGCTGATTTACTCAAAATGAACATCCCAGCAAATGAAGTTAGAAATCTGAAAGACTATGCTCCAACGTCGTATTCCACAACACCTGGTTGGGTTCATTTCAAGAACAAGGAAAACGTGATCTACTCTTGCCGCACGTTTGAAGGGGCATACCCTAAAGAACAAATATTAAAAATTATTGATTCAATCAATGGGGAGAAGGTGATCTTGCCGGAGAATTTGTCTGAAACATTAAACTGTGCCAGCATATTCACAAAAGATGGTAATAAGGTTGTTTCTGACAATCAGGTGCATGTGACACTTGAATCTGGGAAGATAACTGTTCGTGGAGTTGGGAGTGAAGGGTGGTTTGAAGCTCCTTCAAGAATCAGATACAAAGGTCCCACAATCGAGTTTGAAACAAATCCAGACTTCATGCAAGACATTCTAAAATTTTCTAATGAAGTAATTATCAGTAATGATATTCTGCGTTTTGAAGGACCGAGTTTTGTTCATGTCATGCGAACAACGAAAGGACATACTCCAGAAAAGAAAACAACAAGAGAAAAAGAACCTGAACCAGCATCTTCATTTGAAGATGAACCACCATTCGATGACGAGGATATCCCTTTTTAAGGAGCACACAATGACTGACGAAATCCATCCAATAACTATGTCAAACAAAAGGAACTGCTTCTGGTGTCACTATGAACAAGTGGAGCACAAGAAACTCCATGAAGAGCCTTGTAAAACGTGTTTCAAAGAAGATACACCGGCAGACAGATACCCAAAATTTAAAGAAGTTCCTGAGGATTAAATAATGGAGGGTACACGGTTTAAACATGGTAAATTTTATCTTGGAGATTGTCTGGAAGTTATGAAAGAAATTCCAGACAATTCGATTGATATGATTTTGTGTGACCTGCCGTATGGCACTACAGCCTGTAAGTGGGACACAATTATTCCATTTGAACCTTTGTGGGAACAATATGAGAGGTGCATTAAAGATGATGCTTCAATTGTTTTGTCGGCAAGTCAACCTTTTACCAGTAAATTAATTTCAAGTAAATATGATTTATTCCGATATTTGTGGTTGTGGGTAAAGTCAAAGCCATCAAATTTTATGAATGCTAAATTGATGCCCTTGTTGTGTGTGGAAGATATTTGCGTTTTTAGTCATGCAACATGTAATAACATGTCAAAATTAAAAATGAGATACAACCCACAAGGCACCACACAAATAAATAAAAAGAGGAAAAATGGCATTTCAGTTGGTGGTAAATTGGGCGTGGCACGCCACGCTGTTTATGAAAAAGGCAAGGAATATTTACAGGAGGCAACAAATTATCCAAAACAAATTTTAGAATTTCAAGGAGAAAATAATACGTTTCATCCAACTCAAAAACCAGTGGCCTTATTTGAATATCTAATTAAAACATATACAAATGAAGGTATGATGATATTGGATAATTGTGCTGGATCAGGCACCACGGCAATTGCCTGCGAAAATACAAATAGGAATTGGATTTGCATTGAAAAAGAACAGGAGTATTTTGACAAGGCTGTTGAACGTATACAAAAACACATTGGAGAATTAAATGGAAGGTTTCTTTTCACTTGATGAAGTAAAAGCATCTCAACCAATGCAACGTATTAGTGGCTGTGGTGCATGTGGACTTCATTTACATTGTCAGTCTCCACGTATGGAGGCATCTGGCAAAGGAGAAAAGGGCATTTTAATTATTGGAGAGTGCCCAACAGTTGAGGAGGACAAGCAAGGAGAACTCCTAACAGGGAATGCAGGTCAATTGCTGCGGCGCAAATTGAGAACATATGGCATTGACATGGAAAGAGATTGCCGCAAGATCAATGCAGTCTGCTGTTTAACTCCAAATGGAAAAATGCCCACAATACAACAGATTGATTCTTGCCGACCTCGTATTTGGAAAGAGATAGAACGCTTTAAACCACATTTAATATTGTTAATGGGGGAAGCAGCAATAAAAAGTTTTCTCAATCATCGGTGGAAACATTCATTGGGGAATCAAGCCAAAGAAGGTTCCAAAAGTTCTGGGGGAATTGTCACCAAATGGAGAGGCTGGACAATTCCTGATAGAGATGTAAATGCCTGGGTTGTCCCAATGTTTCATCCGTCTTATGTGCTGTATATGAATGAGAATGGTGGAAACCAAATTATTGAAAAATTGTTTGATCTAGATTTAATGAAGGCAATTAATTTACTTGGTGTTGATGTGTACAAACCAGATGTTAAAGAGTCCACTGGAATTAATGTATTAACTGATACTTTACAAATCTGCAATGTTCTAGGAAATATCCTTGAACATGAAACTTTGATTGCAATGGATATTGAAGCAACAGGGTTAAAACCTCATGCTACAGGGCATCAAATTTATTCATGGTCAATGTCGGTTAGTGATGGGAAGGTAATATCTTTTTTAGCTCCACCCAAGGGTACGAAAGCATATTCTTTATTGGCAAAAATATTAATGTCTGAAAAAATCGGAAAAATTGGGCATAACATAAAATTTGAAGACAATTGGATTAATATTCTGATGAATATCCCAATTAATAACTGGGTGTGGGATAGTATGCTCGCCGCACATATGTTGGATAACCGAGAAGGTGTTACAGGATTAAAATTTCAAACCTTTGTACAATTTGGTGTATTGGATTATTCAAGTCACATTGAACAATATTTGAAAGCAAAGAAAGCAGAAGGTGCAAATGGGTTAAATAGAATTTATGAAGCACCACAAAAGGATCTACTACTTTATGGGGGTTTAGATTCTTTATTTACATGGCAGTTAGCATTACAACAAATGAAGGAGTTAAATTATGTCAAAAATTGAAGATCAGATTTTCCCATCAAAATGTAAAATGGCTTCCTCATTTATCTGGGCAGTTGTTCGTTTCATGTTTTCAACATGCCCTACAACAACAAGAGAGGAAAGGCAGATAAGGGTAAATATTTGTAAAAAGTGTTTGTGTGAAGTCCACGGGAGGTGTGTTCTTTGTGGGTGCTTCATCAGTTTAAAAACTTGGTGCAAGTTCGAAAAATGTAAATTGGAGTGGTGGTAATGAAAAATTATATTATTTCTATATTATATGACAAGTATTTGGAGATCCCATTTTTTGTACTTAAACAATTCACAATTTCTCGGGAAGAATGGGAAAATCAAGGTGGAGAATGAAAATGACCTGGAAAGAATTGAAAGAAATATTAAATGCAGCAAATGTGCCAGATAATGCGGAAGTGCTGTGGGTAGATTGTTATGGTGCATTTGAAGATATTAAAGTAAACATACACTACGATTCAGAAGATAATACGGTATATATTTCATGAACAGCCAGGCAACCTCATTAGATGCCTATAATCTATTCCAAGCTGGTACACTGGCACTTGCCCAAGTTGAACGCAATGGGATAAGAATAGATGTGGAATACTGTGAAAAGATGGCATCCCATTTAGATCGACAAATAAACAAACTTAATGAAGATTTTAAAAAATCTGAATTGGTGAAACTCTGGAGAAATTCATACCGACAGAAAACAAATCTCAATAGTGGGACGCAGCTTGCAGACATTTTATACAATCGAATGAAATTAGAACCAATTAAATTTACTGACAATGGGTACCCAAGTACTGATGAAGAGGCTTTGGAAGCTCTAAATGTCCCCGAAATTTCAAACCTGTTGCGTATCAGAGGGTTAACTAAAGTACGTGATACCTATTTAAAAGCATTCCTCAGAGAACAGGTGGATGGTATCGTTCATTGTATGTTTAATCTGAATATTGCAAAATCTGGCAGACCCTCAACAGAAGCACCCAACTTTGCAAATGTACCAAAACGTGACCCAGAGGCACAACGTATATGTAGGCAAGCGATTAAAGCACGTCCAGGACACAAAATAATTTCCGCTGACTTCAAAGGAGTTGAGGTCTCTATTGGTTGTTGCTATCACAACGATCCAAATATGATTTCCTACGTTTCTGATACATCATTGGACATGCATCGTGACATGGCAATGAAACTGTTCATCCTCTCACTTGATGAAGTAAAAACATGCAAACCAATTAGACAAACAGCAAAGAACAGTTTTGTATTCCCTCAGTTCTACGGTGATTGGTGGAAGTCTTGTGCTAGCAGTATGTGGATTAATTCTCATTTAGAAACACACCGTTTGGCATCTGGTGTGCTCCTTGTTGATCATTTAAAATCAAAAGGGTATAAATCTCTTGCCCAATTTGAAAAGCATGTTGAAAAAGTCGAAAGATGGATGTGGGACGACAAATGGGGAATCTACACCCAATGGAAAAAGGACTGGGTTGCTGAGTACTACAAGAAAGGGTATTTTGACATGCTTACAGGGTTTCGTTGCTCAGGAATTATGGACAGGAAACAAGCATGTAATTATCCTATTCAAGGAACTGCATTTCATGTACTTCTCCAATGCTTAATTTGGTTGGTTGAAGATGCAAAGAAAGAACATTGGGATTCATTTGTCATGAATCAAATTTATGATGATCTGTGTTTAGATGTTCACCCAGACGAGGAAAGGATGGTGATTGAGAGATTGCAGTACTACATGACTGATAGAATACGAAAGCATTGGGACTGGATAAATGTGCCATTTGAAATTGATATTTCCAGTACTCCCGTGGATGGTAGTTGGTACGAATTAAAGGAACTTAAAAAATAGGGAGTAAATTTATGACAAAGGCTGATTGTCACCGTGTAAATTGTCCTGCCGCAGGTCATGTGATTAAATGTGCTGAAAAGAAGGATTGTCCATTCCACACAAAAGAAGGAGAAGTAAATGTCCCTGTCGATAAAGTGTCGCCCCAAAACTCTTGAAGAGGTACGAGGAAATGAAGATACCATCCGTTCCCTTGAATCAGTACTGTCAAGACCAAGAGAAAGCATACAGCATACGTTTTTATTTACAGGTCCTTCTGGATGTGGTAAAACTACTCTTGGTCGTATCATTTCTACTAGGTTGGGTTGTGTTGGTATGGATTATCATGAAGTGGACACAACTTTGTATCGTAAAACTAATGACATTGAGGATATATTAAGTCAGGCTTACTTGTCTCCATGGGAAGGGGAAATCCAAGTTTGGTTGCTTGATGAAGCACATCAAATAGGAGTAGGAGGAAATTCACCATCGAACAAAGCACAAAATGCATTATTAAAAATGCTTGAAGAACCACCCCCACATACTTACTTTATATTGTGTACCACGAACCCTGAAATGTTGCTGACTACCATCAGGAGTCGTTGTGCCCCGTTTGAAGTCTCTCCATTAAGTCCTTTGACAATGGAAACATTCCTAAAAGAGGTTTCCAGGAGTGAGCGCAAAAGAGTCCCTACGGATGTCATTGAACAGATTGTTTCCGCGTCATTTGGAAGCTGTAGGACTGCATTGCAATTACTTGATAAGATAATCAACCTTAACCCAGAAGACATGCTGATAATAACAGAACAAGCGGTGGCAAAAGAGAACCAAGTTATTGAATTGTGCCGCGCGGTATTTCAACGATCTGGATGGAAGCAAGTTGCAGAATTATTAAAAGGTCTTGAAAAAGAAGCTCCAGAATCCATACGTTTGGCAGTTCGTGGGTATTGTGGGAATATTCTCTTAACTGGAAAAGACAATGCTCAGGCGTATGTCGTTATGGACTGCTTTCGTGCTCCTTTCTATACTGATGGTCGGAATTGCTTGATCCAAGCAGCATATGAAGCTGTTGAATCGATAAAAGATACAAAATAAATAAAAGTGTTGTTTTTCTTATTTCCATTGTTTATAATATTTATAGTAACAAACATAATTTTATGGAGGTTCGTATGGGTGTCTCTTGCTTCTTGTTCCCAGTTCCTTGTGTTAGTTTGCTGTTAACCATACCATTCGTTATCATTATTAGTGCTGTAGTAGTTTGTGTTGCAATTATCATTTTAGAAAGGAAAAAGTAATGTTACCGATTGTACTTTCAATAGCATGGATTCTGCTTGTCATAATCATCTTCTTTGTCTTTGGTTATATGAGAGGGATCAAATGAATATTAACTTTAAAAAAGATACTGAAATAGACGCTGGCAATCTTGACCAAGAATGGGTAAATTTGTCTCGTGTTGCTGCGGAGTACTCAGAAATGCTGGTGGATGCTAATGATCTTGTTAGAAGATCAGAGCAACGTCTAAAAATCCTTCGTTCAGAAATCACACTGAAAATTAAAGACTTAGACCCAAAGGCAACAGCACCCATTATTGAATCCACCTACCGTACAAACAAAGAACATATCGCCGAGAAAGAAATCTGGATGGATGCTGCCAGGGATGCTGAAATGTTGCAGCATGCTTGCAATAAACTGAATGACAAAAAGAAAGCACTGGAGGAACTTTGCAAACTTGAAGCCCGTAATTATTTTACTGGGTCAGACATTCCAAGAAGTATGCCCACCATGAACAGGGAAAGAATCCAGGAAATCCAAAACAAAGACTCCCAGGGTGTTGCAAACAAAATTCAGGAAAGGATGTCCAGGAGAACAACGTAAATGAACGAAATCAAAGTACAATGCATCCGTTGTGGTTTAATGACAAAAGTGGAAACAAATGAATATCACCAAAGTGGAGGAAAGCATTGTCCAAATTGCAAAGGTACAATGTTTCCAATGAGCAAACCACGAAAAGACTGGCAAAATAATAAACGAAAATGGGAACTAAATTAAGGAGATACTGTGGAAATTTACTCACATGGAACAATCCCGGTGTATGGTTTGACTATCTTCCAATTTTTTCAAATCGAGAGATATGGATATGAAGGTTTTGAAATTCCTGAAACGTCATCATATGACTGGGTAAGGTACTTTGAATGAAAATCGCATTTGATCTAAAAGAAAAACGTCCAGTGGTTGTCCACGAGGATTTGACAGGTGGACGTTACCTTTCTTCATCTGGTATGTCACAAAGACAAAGGGCAGTAATACTTCGGGAATATATTCCTTTGGATTTTCGTGTTGCTCCATACATCAATGAGCATACAACTAACAGGGTAAACGAATTTAAAAAACTTCATCAGAAGTTAATGATGGGAAAGGAAGAATTAACCGTATTTAATTTGGTGAAGTTAACAACACTGTTACAAGCAGTGAGACAAGAACAGATTTTTAGGGAACCATAAAAGGAGAATACAATGGGAAGAAATGAAGAGCGGCATTCCAGTATGCGTGACAGATTGCGTGATCGTGCGGAGGCAAACAAATCAAATGGTGGAAGTTCCTACCTGACATTGCCCGAGGGTGTCGTAGTTACCAAATTGACGAAAAGCACACGCAATGAACCAACTATCCTGGATATCGTGCCATACGAAGTACAAGAAGATGGTGTATATCATGATGGTAAATTTGGTGAAATTGAATTGCACAAGGGGGACCTGTTCCCATATCGAACAATTCTGGTGCATCGTAAAATTGGAGTGGATGAAAAGTACTACATTTGCCCACGAACTGTCAAAAAACCATGCCCTATTTGTGAATACCAGAAAGCATTGAAAAAAGATCCTAATGGGGACGAAGAACTTGCCAAAAGTTTAGCTCCGCAGGTAAAGACCATCATGAATCGACGCACAAAAGATGGTATCGAATTGTTTGAACATTCATATGCCAACTTTTATGAAAAACTGGAAAAAGAATTGAGGGAAGGCAAAGAAGAATGGTATGACTTTGCGGAACTTGATGGTGGATTTACTCTTGAAGTTGTTTTCAGTGAAGAATCCTACATGGGAAATAAGTATCTGGAAGCTGGTCGTATTGATTTTACGGAACGTAAAGATATCCCGGAAAAAATTCTGGATCAAGTTGTGAATCTTGATGAATGCATGATTATCTTGCCATATGAAAAACTGGATGCCATTGCATTTGGTGATGCGGTAGACACTTCAAAAGATTCTGATGATCCTCCAGAACGTGATCAAGGGGAGCGTACTCGTGAACGTACGGAACGACCAGAAAAAGATTCAAATCCAGAAGGTCGTCCTGGACGTGAAGGGAGAACAAGAGAACCAGAACCTGAACGAACGAAAAAAGATCCCCCAACACGGGAACGTACTCGGGAACGTACAAAAGAACCAGATCCAGAACCTGAAAAGAAAAAAGAATCTGAAACAAAAAGTAGACGAACTGAACCTCCACAACAAAAAGAAACTAAAGATGGATGCCCTGATGGTGGTGAATACGGAACAGATTGCAATAACAGGAAGTTCTGTATGGAATGCACTAAATGGGAAGCATGTGCCGATGAAGCTGATCGGCTGAAAGCAAAATAATAATTCAGAATGAGTGCTGGTAAGAAAAGTAAACGGAGGATGGAATGCATTTGAGTAAGGGGACGACAGAAGGGATACAGGTATTCCCAACGAGCTAGCCCCCTACCTGTTACTCAGATTCAAGATACCCCACCGGCCAGCACTTATTTTAAAAAGGTGAACTATGAAAAAAAAGAATGAGAATGGCGAGGTGAAGAAAGGCAAATATATCAGTTCAGGTGTGGCGTGGCGTATGTGCCAAGAGGTTGGATTGGATATAGTAATGCTTACACTACTCAGATGGATTGAGTATCATCCAGAGATAGGATTCCAACCAGCGTATGGAGGTTGCAAATGGGTGATTGATCGTGAAAGATTTATGGCTTTTATCCATTACGATGAAAAAACAGTTGATAAAAAGATTTTCATGTCATTGCAATCCGCACTTTATCTGTTAAAAACTATGGGAATTCCTATTTCAATTTCAACATTAAATATCTGGGTGAAAAAGTACAATGAATTACACCCAGATTATCCAATGGGGGTTCAATTTCAATTTGATGGCAGTGGTCAATGGTGGGTATATAAGAAAGTCTTTGATGAGGAGTTTCTACATGTCACGAACAACAGCAATAAATGATATCGCAGATCAGGTAGAACAAGAAGCCCAAGAAGAACCAGAAAGACGCATTAAACGAGTCTATAACGAAAATGATTTAGTTCCGTCGGGTTCTACATTGTTAAATTGTGCATGCTCTGATACTCCTTTTGGTGCATTTCTTCTCGGTGGTTTTGTAACAATCCCGGGAGCATCAAGTGCTGGTAAAACAATTCTTGGATTGACAACACTTGCTGAATGTTCGCAACTCCCAAGATTTGATGATTACCTTTTAATCCATGATGATACTGAGGAAAGGAATTGTTTCGATCTTCCATATCTCTTTGGTCAGAAATTTAAAGACCGTCTTGTAAAACCCCCATTGGGAGTTTCTAAAACTGTACAGATGTTTAAAGCCAATGCATTAACATTGTTAAATAATAAAAAGTCTCAACAATGTATATACATTTTGGATTCAGTTGACAGTTTGACATCTGATGAAGAATTGGAAAAAGAGTTTAAAAAAGCTCTTGCAATGGCAAAAAGTTCCGAGGCTGTTGATAAAATTGCAGGTAGTTATGGAACTGAGAAAGCTAAAATTCTTGGTGAGACATTGCGCATGATTAACAATGAATTGGAGAAATCACGTTCTTTAATTATCTTACTCCAGCAACGTCGACAGAAAATTGGATTTACAGGTTTTGGTGAAAAGTTCACAACAGCAGGTGGGGAAGCTCCTGAATTTTACAGCAACCATCGTTTGTGGATGTCCAAAGTTTCTGACATAAAAGAAAAAGGGCAACAGATTGGTACAGAAACTAAATGCCAATTGAAGAAAAACAGCATCACTGGTAAACGCCGGGAATGTACTTTTGATATATATGACGATTATGGGATTGATGATCTAAATTCGTGCATTGACTTTTTACTGCAAGAAGGTGTATGGAAAAAAGAAGGTCATGGGATTGTGCCAATTGATCTTTATGGATTTGGAGATGAAAAAGTTTCAAGAAGTAAATTAATTGAAGTTATTGAGCAAGATAATTTGGAGCGTGATGTACAAACATTTGTAGGACGTGCGTGGAAAGAAATTGAAGATAGTTTAAAACTCGGACGCAAACCAAAATATCAATAGGATTTTAAATGAGAATTAAACAATTTGTTAAAAAAACAACCACAAAAGACAATCAAATTGTGCTCAAACGATCATCATATGAGGAAATATTTGGAAAGGAACTGCTTGCCCATATACCAAATGTACAATATGAACCTTTTAAACTTGAATATAAAGAACCCGAAAAAATTAAAAAGTATACACCAGATTTTGTTATTCTCAATACTGTAATTGAGAGTAAAGGACGGTTTGACAAAAAAGATCGAGATAAAATGGCACTTGTCAAACAACAACATCCTGAATTTCGATTTATCCTTGTGTTTCAATACAACAATTGGCTCACCACTGCCCATAAAGCACGTTATTCCGATTGGTGCGATAAAAATGGTTTTGAATACATATTATGGACTGGCAGTAAAAAAGCAGGACCACTCACATTAGAGAGTATACAAAAAATATTAAAAAAATGAACGGCATGAGTATGAACAATAAAATTCGACATTGTTTTCATTGTTTTGAAGTATTAATTCCCACTGATGAAACCTGTTTTTCAGTACAGCATCGTTTCTGGAAGTGCTCTAAATGTGGAAATAAAATGTTGTGGCTTGACGATCCTAAATTAGATGGAACATTAAATGAATTTCACCGTAATCAAACTGGCGGTTGTAGTT